ATATCCATCTTGGATAGCGTTGCCGATGTTGTCACCATTCCACCAATCCATCATGTTGTCGTAATTGGCAGACGATACGAATGTTTTATCAAGAATATAAGTACGCGCCTCGCATCGTCCTTGGCCATCTCTTGTTCCTTTTCTTTCGAACTTAATGTACATTGTAATACGGCTTCCGGCAGGGACTGTGTAATCCACATACAAACTAGTAACTGTATCCAATCTGTTCATCGGATAATTCAATTGAGGATATGTCCCGCCACTATCAGCGCTAATCGATAGAGTACCGGGGGCGATAACAGCTAATTCATCGTTGATGATGTTAAAACTGTTTGGGTTTATCTTCATGTACACACCGGCAGGCACAGAAATCTGCACGTTGGGATCCAATTGGCTATTGATAGTAATAAAGTCAGCGGCCTTTGAATCTTTTTCAAGCACGGTGGCATAGGTACAGTTCTGTGTTGGCCCACTGCTGTCGGCCTTAACAATTAATCTGTCCCCTTGCTCAATCTTCTTAGCATTTTCACCATCCAACAAGAAGTATACATTGTTTGATTCTGGATCAGTAAAGAATATATATGTGTAAATGGTCTCATAGAATGTATTGCTTGGCTTAATGACAAACTTATATCTAGTCGCCCAATATGGTGGTAACTGCGCAGGTGGGATTGTTACTTGAATAGAGTTCTTGTTCTTTGAGTAACCACATGGGACATGCACGGTGTTGTTTTGACTCACCAATGCTGTACTAGCCCGGTTGAACTCATCCATGTACACAATACCAATCTCGTAATCACGATTGCTATGCAGACTTGATGGCGTTGCAATCTCTTGGTATACTGCCTCTGCAAAGTTTATCTCATAGTACTCATACACGTTGAATGTCGGAGTGGTTACGCTATCAACGAACCGCATGGCGGGCAACTGAAGCCCAATCACTGTGCTTGAAGGAGTAGTTATGATGCCAATTGGTTGATTGACAGCACTGATACCGCTCTGAAACTTTATCAAAGCATCTAGATTCTGTGGGATTGCGCAGTTGAATTGATCAGTAAATGTGATACCAGTACATGCATTGGCTACCGTTTGTATATTAGCGGCTGTCCCTATCGCATCTTGGAACTCAGTACTGCTAGCCAGTGCGTACACTGATGGGTAGTCTTGGTTCAAGAAGAACGTGAAGTTCAATGAGATGTTGTCAGTGGTCTCACTAGGGAATGGTGTACTACCAGTAAATGTAGAGTGAGTGAATGTAATATCAAGAGACAATGATGCCCCCGATACCAAGTTTAACCCGTCCAAATCAATCTGAACTACTGCGTCACCGATAGTTTGAGCGCCATTGATATTGTAAGATCCACTTGCTGTGCTATCTGTAATTTCAGTAGCGCCAATCTCTTCAGTAATCAAAGCAGTGGTATACTCAAACATTACGGGGTTGGCGTTCTCGTCAACCAAGTCATACCCTTCTACGTAGTTGCCATACATCAATCGGTTGCCCATCAATGTCTGTGCTTTCGCTTGCAATGGTACGTTGTCGTACAATCTTAGAATCTCAGACTCTGGCAAGATGGTAAATATCTTACTATTGCTGAATTGATATGTGATATTGGCGTTGTTAACAATACCAAGGGTTGCTTTGTCCAACTTCTCAATTACCTTGATGATGTTGGTACCGGCTTCCTTGAATAATAAGTCAATACCAACAACCAACTCGTCACCAGAGAAGTAGGTAACATTCACAGCGTTAGCCGCGTTCACCATTCCCTCGTTCAAGTAACTATCCACGCTGAATTGAAATGCATTTGGAACAAACGCAGGTTCAGAGAACTGAGATGTAGCGGAATACTCGTTATCTGCATAGCGATATCGGTATGCAAAGCACAAGAACCGCGTCTCCATGTAGTTCTCTTGGCCTGAAGTCGACAACATCTGCAATGTAGGCGCAGCGATTGGCGGTTGCTTGATAACCAAGATAGACTCCGCAGAGAACTGGTCGGTGTTACCGATGGGAACTGTGTAGGTACGAGTGGTATTGATCACCCTTGGTGGGTTGTAGTCATCAGTAAAGAACAACAAGTTCTCGCTGACAGTACCCGACTTCACAAGGTTAATCGCATTGATCAAGTATAATGGATTGAAGTTCAAAGTGGTATTTACACCACCGCCATCGTCAATACTAACAACATGGTACGTCAATATGTCCGTAAGCACATTGAACGAAACAATCATATCCAACTTTCCTGTGGCTCCGATTGGGAAGTTAGGATCATGCACAAACCAATAAATAGTTTCTGCCTCCCCGTCTTCCAAAACACCAATACACTTGGCATCATTGCTCAAAGCGGTTCCGTTAATGTATGTCAGCGCGGTAAGCGACTCATTACCCTTGGTGTTCTCAATGACGCCTATCTCCGCGTTCTCAGTAGAACCCATGCGGATGTTCATCGCGTCAATGTATTGACCATCAGGAACCAATCTCTCATCGAGAGACTTGTTCATCTTACCTGCTATGAAGTTTCTTGTTATATTGGCCATGTTACTTTATCCACTTGTCCATGCCTCGGAGACTCATCAACAATCGTCCGGGATGTATGTTGCTCAATCTAATCTTGGCATTTCTCAAAAGCGCAGCCTTCTCTTTTCTTGCTCTGGCCACAATGTATTCCTGTACGCCCAACTTCGAGTTGAGGATTTCGTACTGGATGTACGCATATACGTACTTCTCAAACAACTTGTTCACGGTGATCAACGAATCATCGCCACCTTCCATGCCGTCTGATACATACTCAAGAATACACAATCTGTCAATCATGTCAGAGTTGAAGTTAATCACACCGGCTTTCTTATCGATAGCAAAGGTGGGGTTTACGTTGGCGGTCTCTGTATTAAGACCATAACGCTCACCGAGTCCGTATTCAAAATACCACTGCCCATCAATCTCCCATCCCCATTGTCCGTCAAACATTCCGCCCGGATTCATGTAGATGTTCTTCTTGGTGCCGTTCAATCTTGTGGTATCAATGTGAGAGTTCTGTGGTTGAAGAATATTCCCGTTCTGATCGAACAAGATATTGGCTTGGTTGTCCTGCAAGTATGCACGAGAAGAAAGTATCTGCACATTCTCAGTCATTGGCAACAAGTATCCATCTTGGTACAAAGAGATACGCACCCAATTGACGTAGTCGCTTGGAAGGATGTATCTCAAGTTGCTACCAACGGTGAGTTCAAGGACTTTGATTTCCTTGAATGCATCGTAGTTCAACTCCTGTATTGCGCGCTTTGCGTGGAACAAAATCTTGTAACGCTCCTCATTGTTAACCAATGAGTGGTTGCCAGCGTACATCAATTGAAAGTTCTTGACGATATCTTGGAGGCTTACGTATTGGTAAGACCCCCAGTTGGCATCCTCTGGAGTGTTGCCATTGTTTTCGTAGTATTGATACTGAGATAAGTAAGCCATAGTTGTTATTGTTGTACGCTAAATGAAGGCTGTTCGTGTGCTTGCTGAGTCATTCCGAATTGAACCACCTCAGATTCTCTGATAGACATACCTGCGTATTCAAGGATCTTGGTAGCCAATTTGTATTGGTAATCCTCGGGTAGTTCAAAGTCTTGGTAGTCAGGCTGTGATTGGTCAAACACCGGCTCACCACCTGTGATGCTGATGTATGTCCACTTCGGCTCCAATGGGTATCTGAAGTAGTTAGCAATCACCTGACCGGGAATCTTATAACTTACTGGCATCACCGTCATTACATCAGCCTGCTGTGTGTAAGCAGGAAACAATGTTGATGGTGCGGTAAGCATTGATGTATTCAAAAGGGTTGACTTTGCTTGAGTTACCTTCTCTGCCTCTACTGCCGCTGACGCTTTCAGAATCAAGTAATTGGCAGGAGTGGTTGTAAATATGTTTTTGTCCAACAAGATTACAGTATTGCTTGATACCACTACCACATTAGCCTGCGCGTATGTGGTGGTATTGACAATCAAATCACCGGGAACAATGCCTGCTGTGGTGAATGTAGCACCACTATCAACCAATTGGAAAGCCACAACAGAAGTGTTAGCACCGCTGTCAAGA